AAACGGTAAACGAATCCAAGAACAACCCATCTGGAGCGAGTCAATGGGACCGGCACGACAGTCTCAATGTGGAAGCAGCCAAACTCCAGGGGCTCAACAAAACTACTGGCAAGGATTTCCAACTCAATCCCCAGTTTGTAGAAGAGATGATGGGGTTCCCAATCGGGTGGACCGTCTTAGAGCACTCGGAAACGCAGTCGTCCCACAGTGCGCAGAATGGGTTGGACAACAAATTGTAAAATCAGGAGTATTAAAATGTTTGCAAAGCAACTGAAAAAAATATTGAAGGACGTTAACAAAACACAGTTGGCAAAAGACCTTGGATGTCACCGTGACACTTTAGCCAAGTGGCTATCCGGTGACCGTGTACCAACCGTGATACTGCTGTTGGAGCTCTGTCAATACCTGTACCCAGAGGAGTGGGAGCAGGCATACCTACAATTATCAGTGTTGATACAGGCGGACAAATGAGTTACACTACCGGTACATGCTCCTTGCATGGTAGGTTTGGGCAGGGGTGGTTCCCTGCCCTTTTATTTTAGTGGTGGTGGTGATGAAGGGATTTGCTTCATGGCTAAACAAAGCAATGCACCGCAATGCGGTCAGCACAACCTACATGGCTGATCGTGCTGGACTACATGTCAACACCATCAACAAGTACCTATCTGGAGCGTATGAGCCACGCATGAGCAACCTGATTGTACTGGTGACTGTCATTGCCAACAGAGAAGAGCGCAGTCCTACACAACTCATGTTTGAGGCTATCACAAGCATGGAAGAGATGAAAATGGTCGAAGCCAGGTGGCGCAAAAAAATCAAAAGGAGTTCAGACGCTGGCCAGCCCTGAACTCCAGTAGTGATTTGGTGTTGTAGAAGTTTAACGTTCTTCAGTATCTGCGTCAACCAATTCTTTTAATACTTTGTACAACAGATTGATTAAGTCAGCTGCCAACTCTTGGCGTTCGTCTTTGGTCAATCCACCACGTGAGTGTTGTACAAGTTTTTTGATAAACAGAACGAGTTCTGGTGTGAGTGCAAGTAGATCAGAGTTCATGATTTTTTCCTTCGTAATGGGGTTACTCTTTTACCACGACCAACTCTACTCTTTTGTGAAACTTTGGAGCGGTATTGAGACTTGGACATCTCGCTACGGGTGCGTGGTGTTTTAGAACTAACACGTTTGGACGGTCTGCAATAGGGTGTACCTTTTCTTTTTGTACCACACGCTTTGCCAGACTGGTCCTTCCACTTCTCTTTGTCCCATCGCTTGAGAGCGGCTCCTTTCTTACTCTTCCGTACCTGACCCTTCTTCTTGCGACACTTGGCTATTGCCTGTGATGCACGGGCTGATGGAAACACTTTGTACCGGCTTTTCACCGAATGATAGCAGGCATCCTTTTTACTCATCTTCTACTCTTCTTTCCAACGCACGTCCATTTCTTTCGAGACAGATTGTTTGGAGTGTTAGGATTATTGCGTTTCTTGGCTGACAGACGCTTTTTGATACCGTAGGAACGTGCGCAGTAACTGTCTCCTTTCTTGGAGCCAGGTTGTATACGATCCTTTCCAGATTTACTTTTGCCTGCCTGTCCATACGACACGCGCTTTGTGCGACCAGTCTTTTTATTCTTGACCACTTTGACAAATCGTTTTCCACGCGCAGGTGTCCGTTTTTTAGTTGCCATTGTTTACCCGTATCAATGATGCTTTTATTTCACTAATCATTGTACTCAATGTAGTTAGGCTTTGCTCTACTAATGACATGCGTTTGTCCAGGTCAGTCATTTCCTGTACAATCGTTTCTCTTATTGCCTGTTCTTTATCTTGCATGTCCTGTATGACTGAATCATATCGTGCTCGAAGCTCGGCTTCCTTTTGTTCTGCTTTGACTTCTCGCTCGTCTGCTCTACGTTGTAGGTCTTTGTTTTGAGTGTACAGAAAGATGGCGAAGGCGACGTTTGCACCACCACTCATTAACAGTTGAACAACCTCTCCTTCCATAAGACCTCCAATGGGAAAAAGGAGTGCCCCGAAGGACACTCCCCAACAACTAATCATTCAATCAAGAAACCTGAAAATACATGACAGTAATTTGGTCGCCTGAATTGGGGGCTGCACCAAAAGTCACGCGTAATTTTCCGCCACTACCACCAGTAGCAGACAATGTGTACTGGTCTTGTCCAGAAGGTGAGGACTCAACAAGGCCCATTGCCAAACCGTTTCGGAATACGATGGCACCACCCAACATGGTAGCATCAGCAGCAGCTGCAGCATCAAATGTGGTAGCAGTTCCATCGCCAGCAGACAATGTTTCGTAAGATGCCATGAAGTTCAACTTGGCAGCAGTCACATTGGCATTGGCAATCTTTGCTGTGGTTACAGCATTTGATGCAAGTCGATCAGCATCTACAGCAGCGTCGGCAATCTTTGCTGATGTAACAGCATCGTCTGCAATCTTGGCAGTCTCAACAGCGTTTGAAGCAATCTTTGCCGCAGATACAGCATCTGATGCCAACTCTGTAGCACTTACACCACCAGCAGCAATACTAAGACCACCAGCACCGAGAGCCAAACTACCACCGTCAAGAGATACAATCAAAGAACCACTAGAGTTTTCAAGACCGTTACCCAGGCTAAGTTTATCGGCACCAATACTCCCAGCGAGTTTGGCATTTGTAACGGCTGAATCTGCAATCTTTGCTGTGATGACAGCATTTGCTGCAATCTTGCCACTTGTTACTGCCAAGTCAACAATACTGCCCGTGACTACAGCTGCATCAGCCAACTTTGCTGCACTTACAGCATCGTCAGCCAGCATCAATGTAGAGATACCACCTGTGCCGACTTTCAAACCGTTTGAACTGGTGCTCAAACTAGAACCGTCCAAGTTGATCGAAGCAGATACAGCAGCAGAACCATTGTAGCTGGCACTAAGGCTCAAGCCACCAGTTGCAGAAGCAGTCAATGCATTCAGACTTGAACCAAGAGCAACACCACTAATGGTAGAGTTGGACAATTTTGAGTTCGAAATGGACCCGGCCAACATGCTGTCGGTGATACCACCACTTTTAACCCGCAACGCATCCGATGAAATCTCGATAGAAGAATCATCAACCTCGACATCGAGTTGATTACCAGTCTTGCTCAATGCAGCACCGGCTTGAGTATCCGACTGTCTTGAAAAGATGCTGAATGTCAAATCATTAGTTCCAACTACGGCAGAACCTTTATTGCTTACACAAACAAAACCTAAGTCGGCATTAACAGTACCTTGCTCAATAAACATTTGATTACCAGCAGCATCACTACCAGCAGCCATGTCCGATGAACGTGACCATGAACCAGCAGCACAAATGTAAATACCATTTTCAGAAGCTGTTGATTGGTCTTTAACGAGAACTCGATCATTAGCAGATACTGATACGCCATCAATCGTTTGTGTTCCACTCAATGTAATGTTTGCTGTCGTAGCAACCTTACAAGACTGTTTTGGATCAAGACCGGCAGCAACTGAATTTACGTACTCACGTGTTGCTACTGCTTGATCGTTGGTGTCAGAACCAGTGTAACGAATCTGACCTGAGAATGAATAGTTAGCCGACCCATCCAGTTTGGTTGAATCGATTGCATTGTTTTTGATTTGCTCTTTGGAGACTTGAACTGCCATGATTGGCTCCTATTTGAGTATATATATGACGACCAGTGAATCATCACTAGCCGGTATAAATGTAGTTGTGAAATTGGTAACAGACAACTCTCCAATGTCCGTAAACAGTTGGAGGAGTCCATTCCAATATACCTGCAACGAACCGGATTTGTAGTCACTGCTTACTGTGAAACTTTGGGTGGAGCCGTCCGTCTGTGCCGAGATGTCTTCATACTCTAAATTGACCTCACCACCACCAGCCGTTTCAAATGGACTGGCAACTGGCATTATTCACTCCAAACAATCTGCGAATAGTCAATCGTAATGTTTCCTGAACCATTGATTTTAAAGAACAGGTATACATCTGGATTGTCAAAATAAGACTCCACTGGAAGTCTAAACTCAAATACTGCACTACCTACTGTCGTGGTCGTTACACCAAGTGCAATCGTACCTGCTGTGTCTGGAAACCATACATGATCACCAGCAGCATCCCAG